CTAGGCATCATCTATTCCTCATGTACGTTTGAGGTTCAATATTGAACACGTTATAAGAATGCGTTCAATCTTTAAGCATGTTCTATTCCTTTCATTTTAAGAAACGTCAGTGCAGCAGCCTTGGTAGGCGTATCTGCTATAACGATACTGCTACCGTGAAACGCTTCCCATCTACTCTGTACTGGACGTACACCTATATTTTCACGCTCAATGATCGGCCCTATGTCATACCAACCATCGGTATAGCTAACCATTTTCTGCTCAATCCATAGCTTGAGATTACGAGTTTCAGGGTACTCAATCTTAGCTACGGCTAGGTTAATCTCTTCGTCTGTCATCACCATAACCCCGCTAGCTTGTGTGCTTGTGGAGCTACATCATTAGGCGGACGCTTGTTAACAATCCCTGTGGGTTTCTTGTGCTTCGCTGCTAAAGCTCTACGCTCATGCACATCTACACCTAAGCGTTCAGCCCATCGTCTAATCATACGATCAGTGACCTTCCACTTCTTAGCTACGTCCTGCATCTTGAGGGTGTAGTCATTCAGGTCAGCCGTGATCGCTTCCTTGTTCTTCTGGAACACTCGCTCTAGTTCATGCTGGCGCTTAGCTGTGCGAGCACATTGAGTGGGTTGTTTAAGTGGCATTGATCTCTCCTTACAGCTTACATGCACCGCCAGCGCAGTCATCGAAGTCCATATCATCTAGCTCTACCTGATCCTGATACACAGCTTCTAACGATTCCCATAGATCATTAGGTATCTTGCCTTCAGTGTGCATTAGGATCAGTGCTAGCTCTGTTGTGTTCAGTTCAATATTCATTGGATGCTCCGTTGTTTAGGAATGTTATAGCTCTTCTTCATCAAATCGTTCAGTCATACGTCCTGTCTCTAGCGAGTAGAACAGCCTACCAGCAGGCCCAGTTACACCCGCAAAGCGGTTCTTCAGGACACGCACAAAGGTGGTGTTCCGCTCTATTGGGTCTTCATGTTGTCCGTTACGCTCAAGACCAATCACCATATCGGATAGCTGAGCAATGGAGCCTGAGCCACGTAGCTGTGATAAGGACGTGGCACTGCCTTCTTCATGACCTTTCCCGTCAGGACGTTTCAAGTGGGAGACTATCAGCAGGGCTATGTTAGTTTCCTGCGTCATCATCCTAAGCTTGGTCATGATCTCGTCTAACGCTTTGCGTTCATCGCCTGAGGCTTGAGCACTAACAACAATAGATACGTGATCGAGAACAATGAACCGACACTCAAGAGCCTTAGCCATGTATCGGACGCGGTTAATAATATTCTCCACACTGGTACTGCCGAAGTGGTCAAACAGATAGAAGCGACCACTACCAAGAGTGTGTTCAAAAGCTTCTCGCTTCTCATCATCTGTTACCTCTGTGTCTGGTAGGTGGAGGGGCTTATCAGCTTCCAATGACATGAGAGAAAGAGCAGTCTTTCGTACTCCCTCCTCAAGGAACAAACATCCGATGTTGTCAGTGGTGTTCTTGTATATGTGATAGATGATCTCCCTTAATACCTGACTCTTACCAAGACCAGAACCAGCAGTGAGTGTCACCATCTCACCGAAGCGTATGCCATAGGTAAGCTTGTTGAGTTCAGCGAAGGGATACATGCAGTCTGCTTTAGCGAGTGGCTTAAGCACCTCATCAAGTAGGGATGCTGCATTGATGATTCCATCAGGAACATACTTCTCAGCCCTCCAGAAGGTGTCGATAAACTCGGACACATCTCCGTTGATAAGATACTCACATGCATCCTTGTAGCCCTTACGTAGGCGCATGATAGAGCACTTGCTACCGAACAACTCAGCAACCTCTGCTGTCGCTTTCTGTCCGGCTTCATCGTTGTCAAAGCACAGGACAATACGCTCGAAGGTCATGAGCCATTCATACTGTTCCTTACAGCTCTTGAGTGCAGACTGTGCTCCATTCTTGATGGACACCACAGCCCATTTACTCCCCATCATTTGATAAGCAGCTAGTGCATCAAGCTCTCCCTCTGTGATGGTGATGTACTTACCACCGCCCTGAAAGAGATTCTGTCCGTAGAGTCCAGCACTACGCCAATCACCATTGATGATGAAGTCTTTGTTGGGTCTGCGTGTCTTAGTTGCAGTGAGAGCGCCATCAGGTTTGCTATACCCAAAGATGATGTCACTACCATCAACAAGACAGTGATACTTCTCGCATGTCTGCTTGCTGATCTTACGTGCAGGGATTGCACTGTATTGCTCCACTGCTAGCTTGTCCCTCATAGAGGAGGTAAGCGAGACAACAGGAGCAGGTGTCGGTGTGTACGTCATACCATTATCCTTATCGGGTGGTGTACGTTTGTTACAGGAGAAGCATGTGCTCCATCCATCGGAGTTAATTGCTAGAGCATCACTACTGCCACAGTCAGGACAGCTAAGATGTGTCTTAGTCCATGTGCTGTTCATTACTGACACCACTTGTCAGCAGGCTTAAGCAAATCGCCAGCAGGTGTAAAAGATAACAGCCTGTTTTCGTATGCTTCTAAGATGCGGACAAGTTGATGTACTAAGTGTTGCTCTTGAGGGTTGTCTACACGTTTCATGACATCCAACAAGACATTGAATGTACTTCTATTGCTAATAGCTTCAGCAATGTCAGAAACTATAGAGTGGTAGTGCATCTCTTCCATGCTCAGAATGTAATCTTCATCAGGAAGTAATGATGTATTGCTAGAAGTGTTTGTAGTCATAAGTAACTCCTTACAACCACTTAGAATGTAAGCAACTCTTAAGAGTGTTGTTAATATTATTAACATCTAATTGTTGTCTGTTAATAATCATTGCTTACAAACTATGCAGTTATATTAGCATAAAAATAAAAAAGAATACAGCGAAAGATTCTCATGATGGCTTGTCATGTCTTGAATCCCATTCATGATGCCAGTGTTATCAGCATCTCTGATATGTAAATCAGCAGGACATAACCAACAAGAAACAGCATAGCTAGTTTGAAGTTTCCCATCTTGAAACCTATTCATGTTCATCTTTATCAAAGTGAATTTCATTCAGCTTGTTAGCAGGGAAGTACTTGTACACCACCGTTCTGCTGATGCCATACTCGTCTGCAATCACATCGTAGAACTCACCATCCAGAAGGCGCTGATGAATATCAGCACCCTCTTTGATGAATCTACGCATCCCTTCTCTATTGCTAGTAGTTCCTAGTCTGCGTTTCATCTCTATCTCCTCTTAAAACGGCACGTCATTGTTGCCTTCAGCGTTCTCACGCACTGAAGTAATGAACTTCTCATTGCTGATCTGATGATACTCACCACTAAACACATCCTTCTGTAGGATGATGGTGTCATGTGCTTTCAATGCCGCACTGATGTGTGTGTATCGCAGGACAGACTGACTCTCTTCAATCTGCTTAGCGACCATATCAATCAGCCTATCCAAGTCATTACGATGGAAGTACAGGTAGTTGTCGAGACGTGACCCATCAATCTCCTCAACAGTTATGTGTGTAGGTTCAATCTCTACATCTATGCTTGTGCCAGACACACACACATCCATGTCATAGTCTTCAAGCTCACATTGAAACTCTGCATCACACAGTTCACGACTCATTGCTAATATTTCGAATAGATTTTCTCTTACAGTGCTCATGTTAATCACCTATATGTTCTGTATATGCCCCTAGAAGCTCCGTAGAGCCTCTGTGAGGGGTGTTTGTATGGTTAGCTACCCTACCCTACTGGGTGGGGGTGTTTTTATGCTGTAGCCTCTGGTTTTAGAATTGATTCCACCTCAGCTAAAGCCTGCTTGTATTGACCACGTTTGTACTGAGTGCCTGTGATGTCTGTGACACACTGCAATATTTCTTTCCCTGAGATTCTGCTGTGCTTCATGCCAACAGATAACAGGCGAAGATGACTTTTAAGAAAAGCCAGACGTACAAGCGGATCATGAACGTTATTAATAGTCATATTTCTGTTGCTCCAGTTTCCAATCAGCTTGTCGCAGTAAGTAGTCAGCACGTTCCTCAGCTATCTCAGAACGTATGTCATCTGCATACACACTCATTAAATAGCGTGTGATTGCAGACTCAGAGTATGCATAAGGTGGCTCATCCTCACCGCATGTCTCGTTCCCGTCCTGATCGCAGGCACACCACCCAACAAACTCCCACTCAATCTCTTCACTGGCAGGACAATCCCATGTCTCAGGCTCACACATATAGTATGTAATCCTCACTTCGACAGTGATCTCTAGCCACTTAGGCTCCAGCACATCGTATGTATATTCATATGTCTTCATTGCTCTGCTCCTCATGCATCAAGGTGTTCCACATGACCATCGCTGCTGTTAAAGCAATGATGCGCTCCTCACCTGTTAGGGTTTCAGTGATCCATGCAATCACTTCATCAGCATCCTTCTTGGTTGCAAACATCTGGTTAATCACTTCACACCTCCTCATTAACGAATGTTATGCCTGCATCTTTCAGACGCTCGTACATAGAGTTCTGAACCTGAATCAAACCACCCATCATGGCGCTGTATCCAAGTGATGAGTATTGCTCTGCATTCGCACTCAGAGTCTCCATGTCTTTCTCTATGCGCTCTAAATGACGCATCACACGCTTTAGTTCTTTAATATTCATCACTCAGCCTCCAACACTATGTCCATGTAATCGAATGTGACGGTGCCTTCCTCGGAGCAGTAGGACACCACCTCTTGGTCGAGGATTGTCTCGAACAGCTCATCAAGAGAGTCATCACATATGCCTTTCTCTACAGCCCAGTCATAAGCCTCTTGTGCTTCAGGGGTTAACGTGAAGATCATAATTAGTACTCCATGATGATGAAGGCTGTGGCGTACCAGCCTATGAATTTGTATTGGATGTAATCACCACACTCAGCGACCTTACGCCAGCGAACTCCGTTCAACTCAGCAAGACGCTTGAGCCTACGGACAATCTGATTGGTAGTTAGACCATCAATGTCCTCTAGTTCATACCGCTTAACCCAGCAGTAATTAGCCTCACCGCCATACAGATCGGTTACTTCTATGTAAGCACTAGACATGATCACTCTCCTCTAGGATCAAATTCATGGATGCGTTTCTCCTCATGAACAACGAACGGACGATGCTCAGGGAACTCAGAGTTGTAATACACAGCACTGCCTACAGCCTCCTCGTATGTCTCACAGTAGTCTGCGGCATAGTCATCACAGTCACGCACTACCCATATATACTCAGACATCACACACCTCCAACTGGTCGCAATACAGGACATTCTTACGCTGAAACACATCACAGCCTAAAGCACGTAAGCGAGAGGCAGTGGTGCGTGTAGGCCAGCGCCTAAGCGTGTCGTAGTTCACAGCTACATTCATGTCACCGCTACACGCACAGGACACACACGCTATGTGAT